TTCAATACTGCTGGTAAATACTTATCAAATGCGTTCTTCAGTTTTGGCGTCTGAACACTTTCTAATAAAGATCGCATTACTTGAGCCTTCTCTTTGTTTAAAGATGACACTAAATTGTCTAAAGTCTTTTCACGTTGAGTAGATTCTTTAATAATGTTAACTTCACGTTCTTTTGATTCAATGATTTGCGTTGCTTTCGCAAGTTTTTCCATTGATTCAGCAAGTTCTTTTTCTCTGTCTTCTAATACAGAAACGATCTTACGTGTTTCAGCCTTATCATTAAGATAAGTTGTGCTAAATTCACCTGCGAATGTTTCAAATATCTTACGACCGAAGTTATTCTCCCTTGCAATTTGAATATCTTCCTTAAGTTGTGATAACTCACCTTTAAGATGAGATGCGACAGATTTGCTCAATCTAGCGGCACTTTCAGAGACAAACTTGTCTTTCAATGCTTCTAGTTTTGTGCGTCCTTCTGCTACTAACTTGACTCGTTGTTCTACCACTGCTTGTCTATCCTGAGCAAATTCTTTGATCTCTCTAGCCAATGCATGAACAATAAACTTTTGAAGTTTATCTTGGTTTTCCAACTGAATCTTACGATCAGCACGTAGTTCTTTAATTTCTTCTGCTAACTTAGTTACCATAAAGTTATTAAATTTCTTCGCACTTTCTTTAAGTTTCATTTTTGCTTTTACGCGGTCTTCGTTAATTGCAGTTTTCTCCTCGTGAAATTCTTTAATTTCTTCACTTAGAGATTCTGTAATCATCTTATCAAGGGCTTCCACCATCACACTTCTGTCATGTTCGTATCGTTGTGCGAATTCATTTCTGAGTTCACCACGAACTTGATCTTTAGCCTCAGTTAATTTAGATTCCCAAGTGCTTTCTAATTCACCTGCAACATCTTCATTAATAAGACCTGAATCAATTAATGGTTTGATAGCATCTAACATGCTGATTTCCCCTCTATTTTTAGTCGATTTTTAAGTCTTTGATAAGACGAGTTACTTCGTCTTTCAAAAACCGTTCTACTTGTTTATTGCCTCTTGCTTCTCTTGCAACTTCTAAAACTTTATGTCCGTTGGTCATATTCATAAGACCCTCGTATATTGCTTTAGGGTATGCATTAGGAGCACTTGGTTGGGCAACAATATCTACAGTGATTATTTCAAAATCACTGACTCGGCCATCTAAATCGTTAACGTTTCCGCTACCTCTACTAGATACTCCGAGTTTTACCCCTGACTCTAACATGGTCTGAACTAACTTCCCCATTGGAGTCGGTAAAATCTTTAATTTGCCGTAGCCGTTAGGCCCGTCCATCCACATATTAGTAATCATATGTGAAACACGATCTAAGTTTATTTTTAAATCATCTGGATGGTCTACTTCACCTAGTACTGAATGACCGTCTTTTATCTGATCATTCAAGGTGTCTACAGCAGTTTCGATTTCAGTTACGGGGTAAACACGTTCATTTGCGTTCTTTACCCCTCCCTGAATGAAGATACCCTTCATATAAAGAGTCTTCAAATCTGAATCACCTTCTTTAACTGATTCGACCATCATTTCCGCACGGTCGAATGTTAAGTGTTCTTTAAGATACAAAGCCATTTGTATCAGTTCCTTAGTCTATTACAGATTTAGTGTTTGTACCTTCAGCCTGTGATGTTACGGGCTTGGGTGCGGCACTAAGTTTAGGTCCCTTGTTATTACCGGGAACATTCTGGAATGAAGATGCGCCATCTACGTCTTTAGCAGTCGGAGCAGGGCGTCCTTTTTCATCACCACCTTTGTCGAAATCGACTGGGTGTGAATCCATTCCTTTTTGACCTGAGTTTGCGTCTACTGGAGATTTAGTATTTGAACCGTTGTCTCCCATATGTGCTGTTACTTTAGGAAGATTAATTGCTTCAGCAACTACTTCTTCATCGTCAACAGAAACGTCTACGTCTACTTCTTGGTCTTCAATGTCGCCTTCGATGTCATCTTCTTTATCTTCGATGTCATGTAGGTCAGCATCCATTTCGTCATCACGGCCTTTGAGTTCATCTTCATCTGCCATGATTTCTTCAAACTCGTCTAATAATTGATCAAGTTTGTCTTCAATTCTTACAACTGCATCTTCTACTTCTTCAGATGAGTTTGCTTCGATATCAAGTGTTGCATCTACTTCATCATCACCTTCGATGTCAAAGACTTCTTCAGAATCGATATCGATTTCTTCTTCGTCTTCAGCAATGCCTGATTCTTCTGCTTGGATTTCGTCAGCAAGATCACCGACTTGTCCGCCCATGCCCTCTTCGAGGTCATCAGAATCCTTGATTTCGTCTTCCATGATTGATTCATAAATCTCTTTAGATTTAGCAACCACGATTTCGTGGAACAGTTCTTTCGCCTGTTCTTCGTCTTCATTAATAATGAGATCGATTAATTGTTCAAATTTCTTGTTTTCCATTTCCATGTTCTCCTGATATAATAAAGTATGGCTTTGTAGAGATATTTAGTGTGTAGTATAAAAAAGTGCTATTTAAGTGCTACTTTTTTGCGTTTTTTGATGATTTGAGGTAAAAAGAGGCTTTTTCAGATAAAAACTGAAATTTCTAATCTATTAAATGCTCGGTCCGGCTTCTGCTTCTGGCTTGGCGCCGTATTGATTTCTGACCTTAGATAGATGCTTTGCTTTTTCGTAATTTCTTACGTCTAACATAGTTTTGTTTTCCTAGATGTTCTCCAAATAGGTTTGGAGTTGTCATCTCCAACTTCTTGGTATCCTGGTGTTGCCGCATCGAACATTTCAAATAATTTCATATCTTTATTTATCTCTTAGACGCCTTGAGCAGGGCCTACTTCTCCAGCACCTTCAATTGAACCAGTGGCAGTACCCGGGGTACCTACTGGACCTGCTGTATCAAGGTCTCCAAGATCATCTAAATTTTCTTGGTCTTCAATTTCTTCACCAGTTTCTATATCTGCATCAAAGTCTCCTGTAGATACTCCAATGTTTCTAAGATCAGATCCTTGCGGATCAGCATCTTGTGCTTCTGTATTTTCTTCTGCCCAAAGTTTTTCGTTTTCATTGATTTCTTCTTCAGTCAATCCTAAGAATCTTTCTAGTGCAAAACGTTTAGAAACATAAGGGAATGCTTCCATTGCACCAAAGGTACTAACTCTTGCTGTATCTAATTCACTCTGACGATAAGCGGCAAAGTTCTGAGGAGGATTGAACGATAAATCAAACATCTGAGTATCGATGTTGAATCCTCTCCAACGCAAGAATAGTTTGAATTCTTCATCAAGTTTTTGACAGATATAGTTCTGTAGTCTTTCACAGTACTGATTGAATCTAAATTCTTGTATCATAGCAGTACCAACACGACCGTCGTTAAGAGGTGTTGTGTTGTCGTCAGGACCTGTGGGTAAGTATGAACTAGGTACACGCAGTCCTCTTGCTAATCTATTATTAAAGTATTTCAAGTCATCAATCTCACCTAAGTTCTGTCCACCTGGGAGAACTTCGATAGATGATCCTCTACCTTCTGACGTAACTGGGAAGAAGTAATCTTCATTCATTGATAGTGGATTGTATGTAGCATCAACTACAGACTGCCCACCATGAATACTTGGAATACGTCTTTGGTGAATTTCGTTTTTTATTCTATCTACAATTAAGATAGCATCTTCTAACAGTTCTTTCTGTTTATATACTTTAAAGATGTTCTCTAAGATTGATTGTCCGAAAGGCCAGAAACGATCTAAGCCTTCTGTTAATGACAAGTGAACAACATGATTAGAATCGATTGCTGATTCTGCTTGTCCTAATGTAAATCTACTACCTGATGTGTTGTATGGCATAGATGGGACTGTATATCCGCCTCCACCTGCTCCACCGCCGCCACCAGTACCACCTAATCCTGTTGTTGGATTAGCGGCAAAATCTGTGTTTGTTTTTTGTGCAACTGTTAAGTTCTGTAAGTTAATGTTTAAGTCTTTAATAACATATTGCTCAGGAAGTTTACCTTCACTCTCATTAACAATAACTTTAATGACTTTAACCATGTCAACCCAGTAGAGTTTAAAGTTCTCTGGATCTCTTACAAAAACTTGATCTCCGTACTTGATGACGTTTCTGAACATCTTAAACATACGAGTATCAAATTCATTTAACTTACACCACTGTTGTAATTGTTTAGATAATAAGTCCATCTCATGTGGGGTAGGATCATCTCTAAATTCAAAGTTAAATGGTGTTTTGTTGTGATCGTTCTTTTGTGTACTAAATTCTGCAATGATATCTAAACATGCATTAATTTCAGCATCGACATCCATCATCTCGTACTGATTGTATCTTTCTATTCTGTTAGGATGTCCTGTATAAACTTCAGGAAGTCTACTCATGTAGTTTTTGTAGCCGAAGTCTGTGTTTGAATAACCTTGTTCTGACGCACCTACACCGTTCCAAGACCCAGAATTGCTGTTGCCTCCTGATATCGGACTTGATACGCCGCTCTTATTTAAAAATTTCTTTGTGTATGCCATGTAAAGGTTCTCGTTGTACTATGTATTTAGTTAAACACCTGCGTATGTCGCAATTTTTTGGGAAGCCTCAGCGCCTTCTATAGTTGCTCCATATATCTTACCTAACAGTTCATTCTGCTTCTCTTGTGTGGCTAGTTGACGTTCTGCAAGTTCTAGTGTTTTATTAGAAGTTTCTTCAGTTTGGGCTAATTCACTAGTAGTTGCCGCGGGCTTCATACTTTCCATTTCTGGTACTTCTTCAGGACTAATATCTACTACAGGCTTGCTTGGTGCTACACCGTCAGTTTCAGCCGCTAGGTCAGTATCTAATGGTGATCTTAATGCCTGTCCTGCTTCTGAAGCATAATCTTTAACTCCTATTTCTTCATCAAGCGGTGTCTTTAAATTCTCAGCAACTTGTTCTTTAACACGTTTATTTTCAAATGAATCAAATACATCATTCAGTGCATTTATTTCTGTAGAATCTTTTGTTGGATCTTCTGAACTTGAAGTATATAATTCATATGCTGTTTCAGGCAATTTAGTAACCTCAGCCAATTTACTAGTAACCTCTTTTACTAGTTCAATATCCTGAGGGACCTTTTCTTCTGTAGTTTCTACTTCTTCTAATTGATTCGATGCTAGACCTAAGTTTTTCTTATCTTCTTCAGATAACTGACTTTCTTGTCCAGTCTGAGCCATCGCCGCGGCGCCTGAAGTTTCTTCTAATTTTTTCGTAGCCTCTTTTACTACTTCATCTGTATTGACTGCTTGTTCTTCAGGTGTTAAACTAGAAAAGTGTTCAAACAGTTCTGCTTGTGTCATTGTAGCAAAACTTTTTTCTTCTTCTTCTTTTTCTTCTTCAGGTTTTGTATTACCTTCAATCTCATTTAACTTATCTAATTCTTTTTGCACTAATTCCATTGATTTATCATCAATATCTTTATGAGCAATAATAGCCTCAAGGTGATCTGCTCGTAATGTACCTGCCTCACGCATTTCTGCTAACACTTCAAAATTTACTTCACTATCACCGATCCAATCATGGTCATATAGACCCGAATCATGTGCATCTGCAAGATTTTGTTTTTGTACATCTAACTGTTCTTGGGCTAATCTTATTTGTTCTTGTGCAGAATCATATGATTTTTGCCATTCTGCTTTTTCTTCTTCTGTCATTAATTTATATTCGTCAGAATCTTTATCTATTTCTAATGCATTGAACTCTGCTTCAGTTAGTTTTTCTCCTACAATTTCTCCTAACTCTGAACCTGCCCAAGCGCCAAGTCCTCCACCGATCAATCCACCGATAGCAGTACCGATGCCAGGTAAAATCATCGTACCAATTGCGGCACCTAATGCGGCGCCACCCATACCGCCACCGAAGCCTCCCGTTCCTTTTGCAACTCCTACAGTTCTTGCTTCACCTTTTTCATGGTCACGTTCTCTTTCTGCTTGAAGTTTTTTACGTTTGCCTTCATTGGTAGATAAATCTAAATCTCTTGTGTCTTCAAGGAATTTCATATCAGCCGCTGTTCTTCTTTCCTGTGCTTCATCATAAGCACCGTATGCGGCTACTCCTCCTGCTATTAAACCTCCACCAACTTTGCCGAACCTCATCAGATTTCTAGCATTTTTTGCACCACCTGCTGATCTTACACCGGCACGTTTACCAAACATTTTACCCAATGAACCTGGTCCACCCATTAAAGCAATTTTTCCTAATGCGAATGCCGCGGCATATGCCGCGGTTGTCAAAGCGGCTATACCGAATACAGTTGCCGACATTGACTTATTGAATACGTTTATACTGTCTAAGAATGCATCTGATGAAGTTCTTACATTTCTTTCAAATACTTGTAATCCAGCCGCCGCATCTTTTTGTGAATCTGTGCCTTTTTGTGTTGCATCCTCAATACCTTGACTTATTCTTGACCTTCTTTCTGCGTCATCTTGTGTAATGGCTAGTGCCGCATCTATATTTTCTGCGGTGACACCCATGATGTCTCCTGCTTCTGTGGCGCCATCGCCCATAAACTCTAAAGCAGATCCTACAGTATCAACGTTAGCACGTACACCAGTTGCAAATTCTTGTATTGTTTCTTGGACTGCGGCATCATATTCTGCTGAACCTGCTTCAAGCCCTTCAAATCTATTGCTTAAGTCTGCGGCTGAAGTTCCTGTCGCACCGAATACGGTTGCAAGTTGTTTAGTACTTTCATCAAATGCACCAGTATCGATAACATTCATTAGTTTTTTAGCAAACTCAGGACTTAACTGACCTAAATCTTCTGTCAATTTGCTACGCATTTCTTGTTCGTTTACTAACGCATCTCGTCTTGCTTCTAATTCAGCCTTTCTTTGTTGATTATCTTCTTTTCTAATTTGTTCATTAAGAGAAATAATTTCGTTTTCTGCTCTCATATTACGAATTTTATTTCTTATATCTGCCGCAATTTGTGCTTGTTCTTCTTTTAATTGTGATGCAGATTTACCTGTCAATTCAGATAGTTCTCGTAAAGTTTTTGTATAGTCTAATGATCTTTTCTGTACTTGCAGAGCAGTCATATTTTGTGTGTTTAAATTAATACCAGCAGTTCTTTGTAATTGAATATAGAATGCTTGTTGTTCATTGGCTTCTTCTAAAGTCATGCCCAATCTACGCATTTGTCTTTCTGATTCATCACTAAGAGCAAATACTTCTAGCATTTTCTTAGTACCTGTTGCAGTACCTTCACCAAATGTTGCTAATCCTGATGCGGCTGAGTTAATGATCGGTGTTAATTTATCTAAGTCACTTGCCGCATACCCTGCATTACGTGCAAGATCAGTTAAACTATCAGATGTAAGACCTGTTTGGGCACCCATTGCGTTCATGTCTTTTACAAACTGATTTTGTTGATCAGTTTGAGTCATCATTACGCCTGCTAACTTAGTAAATAAGTCAACTGCTATACCGATGCCTCTACCTAGAGGTCCCATATGATCGGTTACATCTCTAACAGCATCTCCTGTCTGAGACATTGCCACTGAATATTTTTTAAAACCGTCTTCTCCAGTAAGAATTGCTTGAGAAAAAGAATGGACTGCTTCTGTTGCATTTTTGAAACCTGATGTAAGGCTTGCAATTGTTTCATCAGTTTTCTTTGTTGCACTTCTATAGGCCTTCATAATTTCTGTAGTAGAAGCCGCTTGATTACCTAAGTTTTCTACATCGTCTGATGTTTTTTGAGCAGACTGTGATTGATTCTGTGCTACCTTATTGATTTCTACTGCTAAGTTGTTCAGTGCCTGAGATAGAGGACCCATAGTGGCATTCATGGCATTTAAATTTTCATTAAATTCTCGCATTTCTTCTGGAGAAAAATCATCCATACTATCTTTTCCTATATTTTTAATTTAGTGCGGTTTTGGTACACTAAATATATGCAATAGTATTTAGTATTTGTAAAATACCCTATTTTAATATGAGGAACATATATGTCAAACAACGAAAATAATCCTCTACGACAATTTTTTCGTAGACCAGCAGTTCACATTACTTTACCGTCGGGTGGTGATTCTTATACACCTGAAGATATTGAGTGGCCTGCAGAAAGTAAAGAATTGCCTGTCTATCCTATGACAGCAATTGATGAGATCACCACAAAAACACCCGATGCATTATTCAACGGAAGTGCAATTGTAGAGATCATTAAGAGTTGTGTTCCAGCAATTAAAAATCCATGGGCATTGTTAAGCACAGACTTAGATACTGTTTTAATTTCTATCAAAGCCGCAGGTGGACAAGAAACTATTGATGTAGAATCTAAATGTAGTAAATGTGAAACAGAAGCCACATACGGTATCAATTTGCAAATTTTACTACAGTCATTACAAGCAGGAGATTATCATCTCCCAATGAAATTGCAAGACTTAGAAATTTATTTTGCGCCTTTAAATTATAAGGGTATGAATGATGCCGCTCTTGCACAATTTGATATTCAAGCAAAATATAAAAATCTAGTTGATATGCAAGATGAACAAGAACGCATTAAAGAAAGTCAAAATGCCTTAGTTGATATTACTAAGTTGACAATGGACATTTTATCTCGTACAATTAATAAAGTCGTAACTCCAGAAGGAGAAGTAACTGAGCAAGAACATATACATGATTTCTTAAAGAACGCAGATACAAAAACATACGAATCGATTAGAGATCATAACGCCAACTTAAGAGAAAAGTCAACAATCAAACCTCTTACTATCACATGTGCTGAATGTGAACATGTATACGAACAACCATTCACATTGAACGCATCGGATTTTTTCGGGTAAGACTCCTTACACTCGACCCTGAGGGGATAAGAGAGTTAATTAAAAAATTTGAAGAATACACACAGGGCATAAAGTCAAATGCCATGACTTTATCCTGGTACATGCGTGGAGGTGCCACATATGAAGATGTCCTTAACATGTCAGAAAAGGAAAGACAAGCAATACAGGATATGGTAAAAGATCACTTAGAAACTACTAAGAAAACTCAAATGCCATTCTTCTAAACACTAGAACATTCTTAAGGGTCTTCAGAGAAGACCCAATTACTCATTCACTTCGTTCATTCGTAATTTCTTATTTAAACGGTTAATCTATATTGTTAAATCGTTATTAGTGAAGTCTTATTACCGTTTTGAAGCCATGGTAGTGCTACTCAGCACTACCACGAAAATTTCAAGCCTCTTTACCGCCTGTCATCCATGTTGATTATCCCCAATCGATTACGTTACTATAATCAATTGCAACCGGTTGCTCTGTAATGTTTACTGGGCTGTAGTTGAGCCAATCATACTAATGAGCATGACCTCTCAGCAACGCATGTTTCATATCATCAAATCAAAGTAGATATGAACTCATTCAGGGTTTGCTACCATAACAATTGCCCTGTCGGTTTATTGTGTATAACACACTACTCCAAATCCGTCAGCAGGGTTACTGCATCCTCGAGGAGGGTCGAGTACAAATTACGACCATACTAAATGTTAAAAGTCTACTGTAGTTGTTTTTGTGTTTAAGGTTAGTTGTGACTTGGTGTCATCGGTGGGTTCTGAGTTGGTCTCTGTGTCGCCTGCGTATGCTTTAAATATATCTTTATTAAATTCAAAAAAATGATCCCATCCAAAGATTACCCAATCAGCATGTTTGTCTGATGTGTAATAAATGAATTGATCACTTACAAATGTGTACTTACTTGGTACACATACAAAACGTCCTTTACGATTAAACTTCATAAAGAGAACGTCAAAGTCCCCTTCATCATGCACGTCCATTAACTGGTCGAGCCATTCTTCTAGTTGTCTGCATGAACCAGAAAGAAGTTGATGAAAAGGGAAATCTGCGTAGAACTTACATTCTACATTTAACTTGTGAAAACTTTCTCCGGGAACAATGTCACCTTTGAAACTTCTGATTTGTCCTTCATGCAAAATCTCTGTGCGATTTTGATTCTTGCCACCTACGTAAGCACCAGAGCCAGGAGCACGTATGAAACTTTCTTCATAAGTCTCACTGAGAAATTTTGCAACTTCTCGTTCAAATCCTGATCCTTTGTTCTTAGATGGTGATGGCATTATATGTAGTTATCTCCTTACCACTCGGTGGCATAATTTTTATCTACCCTATGATGGGCACATTTTGTTTGGCACTCGTAAGAGTCATGTATAAAGTCGGCTTCCCAGAATTTATCTTTTACAATTTTGGG